GGTCATCGAAAACCGCAGAAAAAAATTAGCGACAGCGTTCAAACCTTGTAAACCCTTGCGCTGCAATGAGTTTCAACGAATTGAAACTACACAGACCCCGAGGGCGTTTAGCGCGGTTTAAGATTGGTTTACTAAGGTTAGCCGTTGCTTAACTTTGCTGGTTACGTTTTCGGAATTTGCTGGCATCAAGGGTTGCACAAAAGCGGCTGTGACGCACGCCACTAAAACCCGCATTGCTGATGCTGTGGTGGAGAAGGATGGCAAGCGTTGGCTTGATCGTGACCATGCATTAGAGCTGTGGAACCGTAATACCAAGGCAACACACAATGCAAAGGTGAGTAAACCGGACCCAATTGAAGCATCAGCACCAAGGGATGCAAGGGAATTACGGCAGAAAGTGGCGGGATTACCTGATGATGAGATACCAGAACTCAATGAAAGTAGGGCAAGACGTGAGCATTACCAGGCGGAGTTGGCCAAGTTGGAGGTGGATTTGAAACGCAAAGAGTTGGTGCCTGCTGTTGATGTGAAGAAGGAAGCGTTTGCTTTGGGCCGAAGTGTGCGTGAAGCACTGGCCAACTTGGCTGATCGGCTGAGTCATCAGCTTGCAGGTGAGACGGATCCGGCACGGATTCATGCGGTGCTGACCGATGAACACCGGGCGGCATTGGTGGAATTGAGCAATGGCTAATCCATGGCGGGCTGGATTTCTTGAGGGTCTACGACCTGAGCAGCCATTGACGGTCAGCGAATGGGCGGATCGTTACCGGAAATTAAGCAGCAAAGCAAGCGCCGAGCCTGGACCATGGCGCACAAATCGGACGCCATACCTGCGTGAACCGATGGATTGCCTGAGCAGCAGCAGCCCAGTGCAACGTGTGGTGATGATGTTTGCGGCGCAGACGGGCAAGACAGAGGCCGGCAGCAACTGGCTCGGCTATGTAATTGACCACGCACCAGGACCGATGTTGTGCGTACAGCCCACGGTGGAGATGGCCAAGCGGCTTAGCAAGCAACGACTGGAAAGCATGATCACAGACACGCCATGCTTGGCGGCAAAGATCGCACCAGCCAGGGCAAGGGATTCAGGCAACACAATGTTTAGCAAAGAGTTCAGCGGCGGGATCATGCTGCTGACCGGAGCGAATAGCGCGACTGGATTGCGGTCTGCACCATGTCGATATTTGTTTGCTGATGAGGTGGACGCCTTTCCGAGTGATGTGGATGGCGAAGGCGACCCGGTTGCACTGGCGGAACGACGGACCACGACGTTTGCTCGACGCAAGATCTTGCTGACCAGCACGCCAACGGTGAAGGATTTCAGCCGGATTGAGACGGAGTATTTGCGATCAGATCAACGGCGGTTCTATGTGCCATGCCCCAGTTGCAGTGGGATGCAATGGTTGCAATGGCCGCGGCTGAAGTGGGATGCAAAGCGACCGGAAGATGTGCAGTATCAGTGCGAGCATTGCGGCGAACGGTTCAAGGAAAACCACAAGCCGGCGATGCTTGCTGCTGGTGAGTGGCGGGCAACGGCACCAAGCAATGGCAAGACAGCAGGGTTCCAGTTGTCAGGTCTTTACAGCCCACTGGGATGGTGCAGCTGGGAGCAGTTGGTGGAGGATTTTTTGCGGGCCAAATCAGATGCACCAGCGTTGAAAGTGTTTGTGAATACCAGGCTGGCCGAGACATGGGAGGAGGACTACGCCGCAGCAGTCAGCGCGGATGGATTGATGACCAAGCGGTTGGCGTATGAATCAGGCAGCTGCCCAGATGGCGTGGTGCTGTTGACCTGTGGAGTGGATGTGCAGGACAACCGGCTGGCGGTCAGTGTGTGGGGTTGGGGCGAAGGTGAGACGGGTTGGATGGTGTGGCATCAGGAGTTGATGGGCGATCCTACGCAGACCGAAGTGTGGGCACAGTTGGATCAGGTGCTGGTGACGGAGTGGCCAACTGTTGCGGGCAAGGTGCTCAAGGTGTCCCAGGTTGCGGTGGATAGTGGCGGCCACTGCACCCATGAGGTGTATCGGTATGTGCGTGATCGCGTGCGACAGAACGTGGTGGCGATCAAGGGCAGTAGCAGACGCAACAGCCCAGCGGTTGGCAAGGGCAACAAGGTAGACGTGAGCTGGCAAGGGCGGGTGTTGAAGCGTGGTGTGACGCTGTATCAACTGGGCACTGACACGATCAAGACCACGTTGTTTGGCCGGTTGCGGCACAACGAAACGGGTGGCGTCGGCACGTTGTATTTCGGGATGGCTGCGGATGAGGAGTATTTCAGGCAGCTGACCAGCGAGCGCCAGGCGTTGCGGTACCACCGCGGGTTCCCAATTCGGGAGTGGGTAAAGAAAGCTGGTGATCGAAACGAAGCACTGGACTGTGTGGTCTATGCCTATGCAGCGATGCTGTTGTTCTCAAGACGGATGAACCGGGCAACGATGTGGCAGCAACTTGCCGATCAACTTGAGCATGGCAAGAAGATACCGTTAAGATCGAAACAACAGCCAGCGACATCTGCCGCGGCCGGCCCTGGTTTTGTAAGCAACTGGTAGAGCGTGAACATCCCCAGCGAGATCAGGGCAGGCGACACCATCAAATGGCGGGACATTCCTGGTGCGGATAATTTGGGCAATGTGATCAGCAGCTCGGACTACACGCTGACGTACTACCTGCGGACTAACACGTCAACCGAAGGCGCGACGGTGGTGGGCAGCGCCTACGGCACCGGATGGGAGTTCACGATTGCCGCGGCCACTAGCACTGACTTCAATGATGGCCAGTGGTATTGGCAAGCCGTAGCAACCAAGACTGGCAGCACGGTGACGATGGGATCGGGCCAGCTGACGGTGCTGCGTAGTCTGAGCTACACCGGCACACCCGGCGCGGTTGATGGCCGGTCACAAGCCGAGCAGGATCTGGATGCGGTGCAAGCTGCGATCAGGGCAATTGTTGCGGGCGGTGTCGCGAAGGAGTACACCATTGGCAACCGCAACCTTAAGAAATATGACATGGCCGATTTGTTGCAACTAGAAAGTAAGCTCAAGGCTGAAGTGAAGCGTGAGCAAATGGCGGACCTGATCGCCAACGGTCTTGGCAATCCCCACAATCTGTTCGTGAGGTTCTGATGGGATTGCGTACGCGGCTGTTTCGGGCAATGGGTTTTGAGCCATTGCGGCCGCAGCGCCGGGCGTATCAAGGCGCACGGGTCAGCCGGTTGACTGCTGACTGGGTGACCAGTGGCACCAGCGCCGACAGCGAGATCAAGTCAAGCTTTAAGTCACTGCGCAATCGTGCGCGCCAATTGGTGCGTGACAACGATTATGCAAGGCAAGCGGTTCGCGCAATCCAAAACAATGTGATCGGTCACGGCATCCGGCATCAAGGCCAGATCAGGATGCTGAATGGCTCACGCCTTGATGAGGCGATCAATGGTCAAGTGCATGAGCAGTGGGAGCGGTGGATGCACAAAAGCCGCTGTGATGTCAGCGGGATGCTTGGCTTCCATGACATGGAGCGCTTGCTGGCGCGCAGCATGGCCGAGTCGGGTGAGGTGTTCATCAGGATGATCCGCCAGCCGTTTGGCGACAGCCGGGTTCCATTTGCATTGCAGGTGCTTGAGGCTGACTATCTGATTGATGATGATGTGCCACAGGCCGCTGATGGCAACACGGTGCGGATGGGCATCGAGGTGGATGGATACCTTCGGCCGCAGGCTTACCACTTCTATGCCAACCATCCGGGTGACACATACGCCGGCAACCCACGCACCAATGGCCGGCGGATCCGGGTGCCTGCTAATGAGGTGATCCATCTGTTCCTGCCAGAGCGGCCAGGCCAGACCAGAGGCGTCACATGGTTTGCATCAGCACTGATGCGCCTGCACATGTTGCAAGGCTATGAAGAGGCCGAGGTGGTGAGGGCCCGGGCCAGCAGCGCACTGATGGGATTCATCCAATCACCCGAGGGTGAGTTGGTTGGTGATGAGATCTACGAAGGCCAGCGCGTGAGTGAGTTCACGCCGGGCGTGTTCAAGTATCTGGCACCAGGCGAGAGCGTAACGGTTCCGGATCTAAACGCACCTGATGGCCAGCTTGAACCATTCACCCGGTCGATGCTGCGGGCTGTGGCTGCTGGTGTTGGCGTAAGTTTTGAGAGCATCAGCAAGAATTTTTCAGAGAGCAACTACAGCAGCAGCCGGCTGAGTCTGCTTGAGGAGCGCGACACCTATCGGGTGTTGCAGCGGTACATGATCGAGAACTTCCATCAGCCGGTCTTTGAGGCATGGCTTGAGATGGCAGTGCTGAGCGGTGCGCTGAATCTGCCAGGCTACGAAACCAACCCTGACCGCTACCGCGCTAGCAAGTGGGTTCCCCGCAGCTGGGAATGGGTTGACCCGCAGCGTGAAGTTGACGCTTACAAGTCAGCCGTGAGAT